GTCTGGGCCGGGTGATCGCATCCAGACATTATAACTGTAAGTCTCATCTCGAGGCTCAGTACTAGTCTGGCTTACTGCGACCAGGACACGCTTTTCTTTCCGCTGGTAATCATGGAATGGAATCATGACTGATTTCAACCCTACCAGATTGTCGTTCGTAGGCACCGTACGGTGGCTTTTGGATGGCCGCCGCACAGAACGCAGACGATAAACAAAACGAGAAATCAATGGCGCACCTGCTATGCCGACAAAGTCGTCATACAGCAAAGGTCTCGGTAGCTCGCCACGTTTCGAACTAGGATACCAATGAGCAAACGCAACTAACTGGTCGCGTAGCTTATAGTAACCATGCTCATAGGCGCGATTCGCTGCCTCAACCAATCCCGCTAGGAAAGAGGGAGTCATAGTAGACTCCACACCCTTCAGTTTCAATTGATAGGGTGCAACATCTTTCCCAAACAGATAATAACCTCCGCAACTTTCGCGAAAGGCTACTTGTCCGTAGAATGACTTAGAGTCATTCACCTTGAATCCAAGGGATCGCAGATCATCAATCAACAAGGATGTGACATCCCCATCGATGATGATATCGTCACCGTAGATTCTCATCGCTCCAAAAGTCTCGTGCCCTGCCTCGTAGGGATCATCGCTGATTCTATCAAGGCACTGGAACAGACTCTGGCGTGTAACTGCAACATGACCGAACATAACCGTATGGTAGCGTCGAAGCGCAAGAAGCGCATAAAGGATTGTCTGCACGGGGAAACAGCAAGCTGATCCCATTGGTGCGAACTTCTCCAGACGTACTGTTCTGCCATCCGGCAGCAAACAGTGTGTTGATCGTGTTGCAATTAATAGCCGCAGTAGCGGGCCAGAGAATACCTTACTAACCAGATCAAGCGACACTGAGTCTGATGCTGAAGACAGATCGATAGTATCGAGATGTCCAAGCAGCGAACCAGCTTGAGCCGCATCACGGTTGAAGGCTTGGTCGTGAATTCTGATAAACCGTCCGATGGGCGATTTATCGATCATCTCGATCAGGGCTCTCATAACGCTCTGCTGTGACCATTGACATTCCCCCGGCTCCATGCACATAACGCGTACGCTCGCTACGTTCTTAGGAACGCATGCATAGCGCGACGTCGGAATGTATGGAATCTCGAACTTATCAAAGAACGAGGTAGATTCCGGTAGGTAGTCATATGGGCTATAACCGCCGTCGGAGAACGCAATGTAGATCTGTGGATTGAAAACCATGGATCTATGTTTTTCTCCGAGAGATTGGATTCCCGCAGTCGCCACCTTGCCAGCCCCATGTTTGGGGAGAGGCGCGTGTTCGAAATACGGGTCCAGGAGTTCGCGGGCCATTAGGTTAAGGTCCGCGGACACGTCCTCTGAGACGGATAGTGTTGATAGTTTGTGCTCAATGCTGAGCCAATTATCGAACGCTATGCGCTCAAGTTCCCGCGTATCATCCACTTGCGCTTTCTTTCCAAATTCAAGGACTGAGAGCACATAGCGCATGGTGTCCGGACGAGGGTCGCGAGTCATTGAGATGATCTCGCGCGCCACGGGAGTCTGCTTGATTACCTTGTAATCAAGGAGCGGACCGTCGGTTGACTGTCCACCTAGACGCCAGTAGCGCATAACCGCGCCGGCCAAACTTGCTAAGAACTTCGCCGTACCCACATAGTCTGCGCAGATCATACGCGCGAACTTCGACAGAACCTGTCGGGGCTTCAAGCCATGCGGGGAATCGGCAAGTAGTGCCAACCAAGCTAC